GTTATCCAAATGGTAGTGCTCCTCATGAAATGTCAGAGTTTTATAGTTATGACCACGATACTGTTGTTTGGGATAATGACGATGACTGGTATGATGATTCAGGTACACTATGGTTAGATTCATATCTTAAGCATAGAGTAGATTTTGGATATAACACAAGTTTTGGGGGACAAGGGGATGATGTAACTGATGTATCTAGTTGGGAAGCTGATGGTGAAATTATAAGTAGTGCAGTCCATACTGCGTCTACAAGCACGAGTACACCCGGGTATCTTACTTGCGATGGCTCTAATGACTGTGCTAACTCATATGACGCTGGACCATTGATTTCTAATTGGAATCCTTTTGGTGGAAATGGACAAACTGTTTTTGTTTGGTTTAGAAGGCATACTAGTACTAATAGTGTAATATGGTGTGCAAGTAATGGTAGTAATGGTAATCAAAATTTACTTGCGATTAAGTCAAAGACAAATGGTAAGATTAAAGTTGGAGCACAGATGGACAGTAACATGAGCTGGTGTACTACTGCTGATGCTGTAAGTAATAATGTATGGATATGCTTAGCAATGACTACTCGTAGCTTTCAAGGGAATAAGGGTACTTCAAATGGTGTTCAGGTTTATCTAAGAGATGATAATGGTCCGTATGCTATGTCTACTATGGACCCAGCTTCTAGTACAGAAGCATTAACGACAGAAGCATCAGTTTCAAAAACACCACCTTGG